AGGAGGCGCGGCATGAAAAAAGCGGGCAGCGTTATTAGTGTAGTAGTCAGGTGGTCTTTGGGCATTCCATGCGCACTTATGGCAATAACCTTTTTTGTGCTCATGTTTTCACAAAAGCCAGTGGGCCTGTTCGTTGCATTAGGGTTTGCATTTGCAGGCGGTGCTTTCTTACTGCTGCGCCCAGCAAAGCAGAAGCAGGCCGCACAACCGCTGGCCGATGATCCACCCGTTGAGCCTGTGCAGTTTGAAGTGCCTGAGCATATCTTGCAGGAAATGCGAGGCGCGTACACTGTTATGCAGGCCAAGGATGATGCACGCATTATGCTGGAGAGTTTTCAGCTTGTACGGGAAACAACAAACCTTGATACATTCCTGAGCAGGTTGCAGTTGTGCAGGCAAAAGGCGCTGACGCTGCTGCAGGCAGAAAAGGCTGGTATCAGGGGCCTCAAGCAAATCGGCATGACAGATAAGTGCAACTATATTCTCGCAACAGCACCTGAGGCAAAGTCGGCCTTTTTAGATCGCTCATCGTTCGAGGCCATCACAGGTGCTTTTCAGCTTAAAACGCCTGCAGGCCAGCGGCGCAGATTGCAGGCATACGTTGATGCGCTTTCTGAGCACAGCATAGATTTCATGGATGTAGAGCATGACTACAATGCAGCGATTGATAGGATCAGCAGCACCATGCCATAAAAAAAAGACGGAGAGAGCATTGTGCCCTCTCCGTCACGGTTTTATTCATTCAGTTCTGTGGTTTCTTCGGGAGGCGTGCCAGATGTTTTGCTCAGGATCATATTCTTTAATTTTACAAAAACATCCTTTGCATAGAGCACATAAGCCGTCAGCAACGCCAGATTTGAGGCTGTCATCAGATTTACGGTCTGCCCATCAACGTCAATGGCGATGATGTCAGGGTTGAGCCATCCTGCCATATAAAAGGCAATGAAGCAGGCCGCAACAATAACGCCCTTGATGATGCCGTGCCGCAGCTTCACCTTGTCAAAGGTGCCGTCAAACAGAGCATTCATGCCCCCCAGCACGATGTTGACGGCCACTAAAAGCACAAGGCCGATGGCCAAATGAATTACAGAAGCAGTCATGTTGTCCTCTCTTTCCCTCACGCCAGAGTGAGATCCTTGATGTTGACAGCAGCGGTGACAACGCCGCCCAGCCCGATCACAACGCGGTCACCGTCAATCTGCATGACGGTGTAAGCCGTATTGTAAACGAATGCCGCAAGGGTGCCGCCGTTGTAGGTCTTTGCGCCCTTGGCCACTCTCACCTTGCAGCCCTTGGTGATCGCGGGCTTGATGGGCTGAACGTCGGCAGCGTCAACCCAGCCGTACACAGTAGACGCGCTGCCGGTGCTGCGCACAAGATGATACGGGTGTTTGCCGCTCTTGGCAATCGCGGTGATCTTGGCCTTGCCGGGCTTGCAGCTTGCCGCGTTGACGGCCATAGAGCTGACATAGTGCTTGGTGCCCGTAAAGGTCACCTCATCGCCCACAGCAAGCCCCAGCGCGCCGTTTGTGTTCTGGGTAGGCTTGGATGCCTCCTCCTGCTTCGGCGGCTGTGTGGTGCCGTCCTCCGCGTCGTAGGCCGGTCTGCCGTAGCCCACAATGCGCGGGTTGGTCAGCGCATAAGTACGTCTGGCGCACATATCAGAGGTGTTGCCCTCAATGGTGTAGACGTTCTTGCTGTCAACCCGTTCAACAATGCCGGTGTGCTCGACATTGCTTTGAGAGGTGCCAAAAAAGATTTGGTCACCGGGCAGCGGAGATTTGGTGTGCAACTGCCCCTTGTCTTTGTAGTATTTCAGAGAATACGTGCAGCCCGCACCGGCAGATGCTTTGGGCTGGCACAGCAGCCTGAGCGCGTCGGCAACACCAAAAGCTGTGACAAAGCACCAGTCAACGAACATATCACACCATGCAAAGCCGTTCTTTTTACCGTTGTAAAAGCCTGCATATTTGGTATCAAAGTCGTTGGCGTACTTCGTGTAGTTGTTGCTGCCTGCGTTCGCGGTTTTATCCTGCAGGTTGGAGTTGGTGGCCTTTTCCTTGTATCCAAGCTCACCGACAGCAACCGCAAGCACCTTGGAGGCATAGCATTTTGCCATGATGAAAAGCTCCTTTCTCAGTCTTTCAGCACAATCTCGGCCAAGCGCAGCGCAACGTCAGCGCCGTATTTGTCCGCGAACTTGACAAGAAAGCGCTGCGCATACTTGGCCCGATTTTCATTTTTCGATTTCCACAAGTAAAACGCCGTAACCGCTCCGCATTCCGTGATCCATGCGCAGATGACAACCACCCAAGAGCTTTTATCTTCCACCACAAAAAACAGCCCAAGCAGAACAATGAGAATTGTGTAGGAAAGAATCAGGATCTTTTTAGAGAACGGCATAGGCTCCTCCTCAGTACAGGGCCGCTACGCCCTGCTCGGTCAAAAAGTCTTTTTGTTCGTGTTTTACCTTGCGCGCATATTCCAGCGCGGCCTCCATTTCGCCATTACAGTGCCCGTTTTTCAGGGCCTCTGCGGTAGCTTCCCCCAGCGCGATTGCCGCGCCGGTGCTGCGGATCAGTAGCACCTCATTCTTTTCACGTGCGGCCTCGCGCTTATCCAGCGCAGCGTCACGCTTTGTGATGCGTCGCTGGAGCAGCCAAGAGCAGAACGCGGTTACAGCCGTAGGAATGCCCAGCAGGATCAGCAGGCCCCTTACGGAAAGTTCAATGCTCATTCAGCAATACCCTCCAGATTGTTTCAAAAGTAAAGGGGCACGCCTTTGCAGGCGCGCCCCTCCGCACAGTGGTGGATCAGACTTCCACCTCCAGATCAGCAAGGATCTGGGCAACCTGCTCCTTGAGTAGAGCGGGCACCTGATCCATCGTCTTGCGGCCCTTGATGATAAGGGTAGCGTAAACAACAGCCATCTCCTGTACCTCCTTTCTCAGCAAAATAGAAAGCAGCCATTGCCGCAGGGCGCTCATTGCGCGTCACCCTGCAGCAGAGCGGCAACTTCATCACGTAAAGCGGCGGGAACATCGTCAAGGGTTTTCAGGCCCTTACGAATGAGCGCGGCGTACACCTTAGCCATTTGCAGCACCTCCGTTCAGCAGCATTTCGTAAACGTCTGTGAGGGCAACCTGCGTATTGGTCAGGTCATCCTCAGCCGCCTGCAGCCGTTCTTTCAGCTTGTCGTTTTCCTTGGTCAGATCCTCAATGGATTTCTTGCGCTTGTGCAGCTCTTTCAAGCTGCCGCCAGAATAGGTAACGCTCATTCAAATGCACCTCCGATATTGGAAATATAGCCGCCTGTGTCGCTGGAGCCGCGCTCAACCGACAGCTTAAAGTTGAACGCAAAACCGTTGGCAGCGGTTTGGTTGGTGAAAACATGGTTGGTGCCTGCCTTTACATCGGCGGTGGCATCTTCCCACACGGGGCTGGTGTCGTTCGCGTTGTTGGTCACAAGCACCTCCAGCGCCGCGTCAGAGGGCAGGGAGCCTACGATGTTCATAATCATTACGGTAATGGCATCATCGGCGCTGAGGGCCGTGGCAAGCGTCACGGTGGCCTTGGTCACTTTCTTTGTGAAAGTAACGGTGTAGGCGGCGCTGTCCTCCTTGCCGTCGTTGGCAACCACCTTGAGCGTGTGCGTGCCGTTGAGCACTTTCTGAAAATTGGCGGCGGTGACGGCTTGGAAATTCACGGCCTGATTCAGCGTGGCGGTGTAGGTACGCTGGAGCACGTTGTCAAGATACTCTTTGACGGTCACGGCATCGCCGTCAGCATCAGCAACGGTGTAGCTGAAATTAAAGCCCTCATTCTTGAGGCCCAGATTGCTGCCGTTGGCCGTGGCGCTTGTGATCGTCGGCGCAGAGTTGACGGACACAGAGCCATCATCGCTGACAGAGAGGGTGGAGGGGAGAGTGAAAGCGGGGCGGGAGCCGTAAGAAATGCTACAGTAGTAGCTGTTGACACTGCCACTGGTGTTCAAGCCAGCAACCCATGTGTCATCTTCGTTGACAGCAGGTGTGCTCCAAGGCGTTGCAAACCATTCCCAGCTTTCAGGCAGGGGGGTGATGTCACGCAACCTGCGGTATTCGTCGAGGGTCAGCGGTGCAACCCTGCACACGACGCTGCCATACTCCGTGCTGCCGTTCACAGCGGTCAGATCGACCTTGCGCAGCAGCACTTCATCAACGTGGTTTTCGGTCAGAGCCTCAAGGAAAGTGCTGTTGAGGTGCTTGGCCAAGGCGCTCTTTGCGTAGTTGTTGCTGCCGCCGAACTTGGCCTCGATCTGATTGCAGGTCATCAGCAGCGTGCCGTTCTGTCGGTGCTCCAGCACCAAGCACGGCTCATTGTGGAATTTCACGCATTGCCCAGCGGCAATGTTCATAACTGCGGTTTTCACGATGAAAAAGCC